CAACAAGCTACTCAATTTAGAGAAGCAGAATCTGCACGCCTGTTGAAAGAACAACAACTTCAAGAGGCACAGAAAGTTGCTGCAGCAAACGTACAACGTGCAGGTACTGCTGCTAGCCTGCAAATTCAACCTACTGATACTACTACTGGTGGTACTGGTATGTTTAAGAAACGTAAGCGTCAATTTAAAGGCGGTGCTAAAGCTTATAAAGGGCTTGGTGGCGCAACCGCAACTGGACAAACTGGAACTCTTAACATCTAATGACAGCTAAATCTCGTTATGACAGATTGTCTTCAGACCGTTCCCAGTTTCTCAATTCTGCTAGACAAGCAGCAGATCTAACTCTACCTTATTTGATTCGTGAGGATGAGCACTTTACTAAAGGTGCTCTTAAACTTCCTACACCATGGCAATCAACTGGAGCTAAAGGTGTGGTGACTCTTGCAAGTAAACTAATGCTTGCATTGTTACCACCCCAAACCAGCTTCTTTAAGTTGCAGGTGAACGATATTAATCTTCCCGAAGAACTTGGTCCTGAGATTAGATCAGAACTTGACTTGTCGTTTGCTAAGATTGAACGCACTATCATGGAAGCCATTGCTGCTTCTGGTGATCGTGTTATTGTTCATCAAGCATTGAAGCATTTGGTAGTAGCTGGTAATGCTCTTGTCTACATGGGTAAGGATGGACTTAAACTTTACCCACTAAACCGATTTGTGGTAGACAGAGATGGTAACGGTAATGTTATTGAAATTGTAACAAAAGAAACAATCTCGAAAAAATTACTGAAAAATTTTTACCCAGATTTTAAGCAAGACTATTCTGAATCCGTCGTTGATGACACGTCAGGGCGCGATGATGAATGTGATATTTATACACACGTCAAGCTGGATAACAACCGCTGGATCTGGCACCAGGAGGTGTACGATAAGATCCTGCCCAAGTCCATGGGCAAGGCACCGCTTGACAGCAACCCCTGGCTTGTGCTACGATTCAACCATGTTGATGGAGAAGTCTATGGACGTGGTAGGGTCGAAGAGTTCATCGGAGACCTGAAGTCACTTGAAGCACTGTCACAAGCTATCGTTGAAGGCAGCGCAGCGGCTGCTAAGGTAGTATTTACTGTCAGCCCAAGCAGTACCACCAAGCCCCAGACACTTGCCAAGGCAGGTAACGGTGCTATCATCCAGGGACGACCTGATGACATTGGTGTGGTACAGGTTGGGAAGACAGCTGACTTCTCTACTGCTTATCAGATGATCGGGTCACTGACTCAACGTCTAAACGAAGCATTCCTGATCCTCAACGTGAGGGACAGTGAACGCACTACAGCAGAAGAAGTCAGGATGACACAACTAGAACTTGAACAACAGCTTGGAGGCTTGTTCTCCCTGCTGACTGTTGAGTTCCTAGTTCCTTATCTAAACCGTAAGCTCAACGTTGCCCAAAAAACTGGAGAGATTCCACGTCTTCCCAAAGGTAACATTGTCAAACCTACTATTGTAGCAGGTATCAATGCCCTTGGACGCGGACAAGATCGCGAAAGCCTCAGTCAGTTCCTTACTGTCATTGCACAAACAATTGGTCCTGAAGCTATTGGTCAATTCATCAACACTGATGAAGTCATCAAACGATTGGCAGCTGCCTCTGGTATTGATGTACTGAATCTTGTGAAGAGTATGGATGAGATGCAAGCACAAGGTCAAGCTGAAGCAGAACAGGAACAGATGATGCTACAGCAAGAGCAAGCACCACAACTGGCTGCTATTGAACAAAAGCGTGAGCAAGCTGCTATGCAAATGGCACAACAGCAAGCGCAATCTGAAACTCCTGAACCACCACAACCACCAATAGCATGAGCGAAACACTTACGATGAATGAAACACCTGCTGATCAGCCACAATTTAATGCTGATGAGCAAGACTCCCTGCAGGTTGCTGAGTCTCTTGAGGGTGGAGAGCAACCGCTACTCGCTGGTAAATTCAAGGACCAAGGCGAGCTAGAAAAAGCATACCTTGAATTGCAAACTAAACTTGGAGAGCCACGTGATGAGGTACAAACCACCGAAGACGAAGGCGAGCCAGCAGAGCAAGAAGAAGAGTACGAAGAAGTAGATGACGATGAGTCTTCTCAAGAAGTACTGACTCAAGCACAAGCAGATTCTTTGTTTGAGATGGTTGGTGGAAAGGCTGCCTACAAGTCCATGATTGATTGGGCAGGGCAGAACCTTTCCCCAGAGGAGGTTGCCATGTATGATTCTGTCATGGACAAAGGTGACCCCAACTCTGTATTCTTTGCAGTACAGGCTTTGTTTAATGAGTACTCAAATCAAGTCGGTGAGGATGGTCAACTGTTGACTGGTCGCACTGCACCTGATACTGCACGAGGTTTCCGTAGCCAACAAGAACTTGTTGCTGCTATGGCTGATCCTCGTTATGACCGTGATCCTGCGTACCGTCAAGAGGTTATGCAGAAACTCGAAAACTCTGACGTTCAATTCTAATGACTGTTACGACCAACGATCGCGGACAACAAAACCTATTTGCTAAAGAACCCACCATGTACACTGACGACAACTACACCGTGACTCATAACGAAAAAGCTGAAATGCTTAACGGTCGCCTGGCTATGCTGGGCGTGATGGCTGCGCTTGGAGCGTATGCACTAACTGGTCAAATTATTCCTGGAGTTTGGTAATGGCTTGCGGCAAGAAAAAAGGTGGCAAAGGTGGCTACAAAAAGTAAACCATCAGTCAGCCTTAAAATTGGTAAACACAAATCACGTTCTGGTGGACTGACGAAAGCTGGTCGTGAAAAATACAACAGAGAAACTGGATCAAACCTCAAGGCTCCTCAGCCTGAGGGTGGTCCTAGAAAGCGTTCCTTCTGTGCTAGGATGTCTGGTGTCAAGGGACCAATGAAAGATAGCAAGGGACGACCCACCCGTAAGGCTCTTGCATTACGTAAATGGAAATGCTAACTATGGCTAAACGAGGTCTCTACGCTAACATCCACGCAAAACGGATGCGTATTAAACAAGGCTCTGGAGAAAAGATGCGGAAACCTGGAAGCAAAGGTGCTCCCACCGCAGCTAACTTCAAACGAGCTGCTAAAACCGCTAAGAAAAAATGATTACTTGCCCTGATTGCACGCCAGCTCAGCAGTATGTGTTAGAGCAACTGCAGACTCGTGCTGAAGTTACTGACAAAACCGCCCTGGCTGTGATCATGGGCAACATCGAACAAGAGTCTGAGTTCCGCCCCAAGGTATGTGAGGGTGGGGCTATCGTGCCCTACGATCAATGCCTTCGTGGTGGTTATGGTCTCATTCAATGGACTTCCCAACATCGTTATGATGGCTTGGGTACGTTCTGTAAACGGTGGCGTTGTGACCCCTCCTCGTTGGAGGGTCAAACACGCTACATGATCAATGAAATGCAGTTCAGAAATGATCTCTATGCATTTCAACTTAAACATCAACAAGTGAGTTACTACATGAACGCAGCCTGGTATTGGCTAGGCTGGGGAATTGAAGGTAACCGCGTCGAACACACTTATTCTTTTTTACACAAGCTACAATGAAATCTATTATCGCTTCCGGTCTCCTCCTCGGCATGGCACACGGTGCCGCTATTGCTGGTCCCTACGTGAACATCGAAAACAATGCCGGATTTACCGGCTCGGACTTTACTGGTCATGCAACTGACTTCCATGTTGGTTATGAAGAGAACGGTGCTTGGGCATCTTGGGGTATCCAAGGTGGTCCTACCGTGATCTCTCCTGATGCTGGTGAAGCTGACACTAAACTGACTGGTAAGGTCTTTGGTTCTGTAGCTGCTACTGACAAGCTGTCTGTTTATGGTGAGCTGTCTGCTGCCTTTGATGAAGTCAATTCTTATGGCACCAAAGCTGGCGTGAAGTACAGCTTCTGATATAATTTATGTGGTGGGTGGGTCGGTACTTTTTTAACAAAAAATTTTTATGGCAACTTCTGTACTTACCCGACAGAGTGTCAACCCCTGGGAGTCTTTCTGCCAGTGGGTTACCTCTACTAACAACCGTCTTTATGTAGGCTGGTTCGGTGTG